CAATACTCAGATGCAAATAAGCCAACATCAACAGCTGTTCAGGCTGAGCTTGATCTAAAGCTTGATATTACAGATGCAGAATCAACCTATGCACCTCTTGAGTCACCAACATTTACAGGCACTGTTGCTGGAATTACAAAGGCAATGGTTGGCCTTGGTGATGTAGATAACACAAGCGATGCTGATAAGGAAATTTCTACACTGACACAAGCAGCCCTTGATCTTAAGGCACCAAGTGAGTCACCAACATTTACTGGTACAGTAACTCTTCCAGCTAACACTATTTCACAATCTATGATGAATGATAGCTCAGTAGGAACTGCTGAACTTCAAAATCTAGCGGTAACAGCTGAAAAGCTTGCTGCTGATTCAGTTACAAATGAGAAGCTAAATGGTTCAATTGAATGGACAAAGCTACAGGTATCTTCAACAGTTTCTGCTACAGAGCTTGGATATGTTGATGGTGTTACATCTAGCATTCAGGATCAATTAGACGATAAGGCTCCTATTGATTCTCCTACATTTACAGGATCAGTCTCTGGTATAACCAAGTCTATGGTTGGTCTAGGAAATGTTGATAACACAGCAGACCTTGATAAGCCAATCTCTGATGATACACAGACTGCTTTGGATGCTAAGCTTGCTTCTGCAACTGCAGCTTCAACATACGCACCAATCGCTAACCCAACATTTACAGGCACTGTTTCTGGTATAACTAAGGCTATGGTTGGTCTAACCAATGTCAATGACACATCAGATGCAGATAAGCCAGTCTCAACTGCACAGGCTACAGCAATTGCAACTGCTAAGTCAGAAGCAATCGCAGATGCAACAGCACAGGTAAATGCAGTAATTGCATCAGCCCCAGCAGCACTTAACACACTTGACGAACTGGCAGCAGCACTTGGTGACGATGCAAACTTCGCAACAACAGTGACAACTAGTCTTGCAGCAAAGGCACCACTTGCCTCACCAACATTCACTGGAACAGTAACAGTTGCAGCAAATGGAGTTGCGTTTACAGACGGTACACAAACAAAGGCTGGCGTTCCATCACTTACAACTACAACAACTACAATCTCAGGAGCTTACAACCTTTCAACAGGTGGACTTACTCTTCGTGATCAGCTGGTTCAAATCTCAGGCGCACATACAGTTACAGTTCCAACAAATGCAACAACCGCATTCCCAGTAGGAACATCAATAAGTTTCTGGCAATCATCTGGAGCAGGTGGAGCAAGCTTTGCAGCAGCTGCTGGAGTAACGATATATGCAACTCCAGGAGCAATTCTAAGAGCTCTATATTCATCAGCAACACTTACCAAAGTAACAACAGATGCTTGGCTACTTATTGGAGACTTAAAAGCATAGTACTTATAAAAAAATAGAGTGCTAACTCTATACTAAAGATTTACACGCTCTCTATGAGCGTGTTTTTCTTTTTAAAGTATGTTATACTTAGGTACTACTTCAGAAAACATGAAGTACTCATATAATTTTACTTTGAAAGGTATATAAAATGTCAGAAAGTGTATTTTCATTTCGTTTGTCAGATGAGTTTGTAAATAAATATCAGTTAATTCCAGCACCATTTGGATTCTCAGATGCAGGGTCTAACTCGCTAGGAGAGATCACATTTATTCGCACATATTCTCGTGTCAAAGAAGATGGAACTAAAGAACGCTGGCATGAGGTTTGTCGCCGTGTAATTGAGGGTATGTATTCAGTACAAAAAAATCATGCTAAAGATAATCGTCTACCATGGAATGATAACAAAGCACAGAAGTCTGCACAAGAAGCCTTTCAAAGAATGTTTGAATTAAAGTGGACTCCACCAGGTCGTGGTCTTTGGGCATTTGGTACACCTATGACTATGGAGAAGCGTAACTCTGCATCACTTCAAAATTGTGCAATGGTGTCTACAAGAGACCTTGATCGTAATGATCCTGGTGCATTATTTGCTTGGGTAATGGATGCATTAATGTTGGGTATTGGGGTTGGATTTGATACCCTTGGACAAGATAAGCAGATGCCTATCTATGCACCAACAGAACCAGCATCAACTTATGATATTCCTGATACTCGTGAAGGATGGGTTGAATCAGTTCGTCTTTTGATTAACTCATTCCTGCGCCAGAATCAATCAATTCAGCTTTTCAACTATGACCTTATCCGTCCTCTAGGTGCTCCTATTAAGGGTTTTGGAGGGGTTGCAAGCGGTCCAGCACCACTTATTGATCTCCATACACGTATTCGCAATGTAATTGGCTCTAGAGCAGGAGAAATTCTTGATAGCCGTGCCATTGTAGATATTGTAAATCTTATTGGTACTTGTGTTGTTTCTGGTAATGTTCGTCGTTCTGCTACCCTTGCACTTGGCACACCAGAAGACCATGGTTTTATTAATTTAAAGAATCCAGAAGTATTTCCAGAGCGTAACTCATATGATCCAGAAAAGCCAGGTTGGGCATGGATGTCAAATAACTCTATTGCAGCAACAGTTGGAACAAAATATGAAGACTATGTAGATTTAATTGCGGACAACGGAGAACCAGGATTTATATGGCTTGATGTTGCTCGTGATTATGGCCGTCTTGCGGACGCACCTGATTATAAAGATGCACGTATTATGGGCTTCAACCCTTGTGCGGAGCAGCCATTAGAGTCATACGAACTTTGTACACTTGTAGAGGTGCACTTAAATCGTCATGAATCCAAGGAGGACTTCCTCAAGACGTTGAAGTTTGCATACCTTTACGGAAAGACTGTAACTCTTATGCCTACACATTGGCAGCAGACAAACGGTATTATGCAAAGAAACCGTCGTATTGGTACATCATTGACAGGTATTGCATCATTTGCAGATACATATGGTCTTCCAACAACTCGTGAATGGATGGACGAAGGATATAAAAAGATTCGCCATTATGATCACAAGTACTCAGAGTGGCTATGTGTGCGTGAATCAGTTCGTGTAACAACAGTTAAGCCATCAGGATCTGTATCACTTCTTTCTGGTGCAACACCTGGTGTTCACTGGGGACCTGGTGGAGAGTTCTACCTTCGTGCAATTCGTTTTGGAAACACTGATCCAATGCTTCATCTTTTCAAAGCTGCAGGGTATAAAATTGAAGCAGACCTAGTATCAGCAAATACCTCAGTAGTATACTTCCCAGTTGCATCAGGACATAAGCGTGCTGAGAAGCAGGTAAGCTTGTTTGAGAAGATTGGTTTGGCAGCAACAGCTCAGAAGTACTGGTCAGACAATGGTGTTTCTGTAACACTCTCATTTGACAAAGAAACAGAAAAGCAGTTTGTAGCTCCAGCACTCAACATGTATGAGGGACAGCTTAAGGCAGTCTCATTCCTTCCAATGGGCAATAAGACATATCCTCAGCAACCGTACACTGAGATTTCTAGAGAAGAATACAACGCATATGTAGGAACAATTGGCAAGATTGATTGGTCTGCTATTTATGATGGTGTAGAGAATCTTGAGGCTGAGGGTGAAGCATATTGCTCAACTGATGCTTGTGAGATTAAGCTGTATTAATGGTAACTAGTGGTACACATTAGCATCATTATGGTATACTTGTGGTTATGAGTAATACAAATAATCCACTAATTAATCCAAACACTGGTTTACCAATTGTTGGAAACGTACGCAAAAAGGTCATTGAGAAGAACTACGACTGGGGACTCTATGTCTACAAAAAGGCAAATGGTCGTTGGTTTACTGATGGTAACGGAAATGTGCTTAACATTGAATCTATGCGTAGTGATATTTCAAAGATATCTGAGTTAAAAAGTGCAGCAAAGCACTACGGAGATCCAGGGGATGGAGAAGCAATCTTTGTACCTGGACTTACACGTATTTCAGAAGACGAGCACTCAGAGCAACTGGATCGTATGGTCAATGGTTTAATCCCATCTAAGAATGACCTAGGTGCTTGGAAAGCTGCAAAGGATACACTCAATACACATGGAAGAGAAGCGTACGAAAATGGATAATAACGAGTATCAGTATATCTCTGCAAGTTTAAACACGCAAGATGAAAAAGAAAATGTTTTTAGAGACCAAGACCCATTTAACAAGTCATGGGAAATGCTAAAAGACTTCTCTGGACTAGAACAAAACTTTCGCCGTAGAACAGCAAGAAACCTTAATAAGTTTGCAGATGTAAATAATGCAGGATATCTAGATTCTGCAAATGTTACACCATCAGGTGTAGATGCTTCATCAAAGCAGATTAATCCTGGAACGGTATACAGAAATGGTTACGGACTATTTGACGTAATTACTCCTCCATATAATCTATATGAACTTGCAAATTTTTATGATACATCTTTTGCTAACCACGCTGCTATTGATGCAAAGGTTGCAAACATTGTTGGACTTGGATATTCATTTGAACCAACAGATCGTACTATGCTTTCTTTTGAGGGTAAAGAACAAAGCGCTACCGATAAAGCACGTAAGCGTATGGAAAGAATGAAGCTTGAGATGCGTGACTGGCTAGAAAACCTTAATGATGATGATTCATTTACTAAGACAATGGAAAAAGTTTACACAGATGTTGAGTCCACTGGAAATGGATACCTTGAAATAGGTCGTACAGTAAATGGAGATATTGGCTATGTTGGTCATATACCATCAACAACAATTCGTGTACGCCGTTTGCGTGATGGATACATGCAGATCATTGCACAAAAGATTGTTTACTTTAGAAACTTTGGTGCAACCAACCCTAATCCAGTTACAGAAGACCCACGGCCAAATGAGATTATTCATATCAAGGAGTATTCTCCACTAAACACTTTCTATGGAATTCCTGATATTATTGCAGCACTTCCTTCACTTATTGGTGATCAGCTTGCATCACAATATAATATTGACTACTTTGAGAACAAAGCTGTTCCAAGATATGTCGTAACCCTAAAGGGCGCAAAGCTTTCTGGAGAAGCAGAGGACAAGATGTTCCGCTTTTTGCAGACAGGCCTCAAGGCACAGTCTCACAGAACTCTTTACATCCCACTTCCTGGAGATACTGACCAGAATAAGGTTGAGTTTAAGATGGAGCCAATTGAGAATGGTATTCAAGATGGTTCATTTAAGGAGTACCGAAAGCAAAATCGTGACGATATTCTTGTTGCTCATCAGGTGCCAATTTCAAAACTTGGCGGTACTGACTCAGCAGCAATCGCAGCATCAATTGCACAAGATAGAACATTTAAAGAGCAAGTTTCTCGTCCTGCTCAAGGACACCTGAATAAGGTAATCAACAAAATCATCAAAGAAAAAACAGACGTTCTTGAGTTAAAGTTTAATGAACTTACACTTACAGATGAAATCACTCAGTCACAGATTCTGGAAAGATATGTAAAGACTCAGGTCATGATGCCAAATGAAGCTCGTGAAGCAATTGGTCTTCCACAGCATCCAGACGGAGATACTCCATTTGAAATGTCTCCAAGACAAGCAACAGATGCTAGAGCAAACGCATCTGGAAACAGAGCAAGAGATACTGAACGAAACAATAGTCAATCTGATGGACCTGCAACCACAACTGGACGCAATCCACAGGGTGAAGGCAGAGCGTCTCAATAGTTGAGAAAATGTTTAAAAGGTTTGGTATAATAGAATCGTCATGAATATAAATAAAGCACATTGGTCAACAGACGGCGATAATGTACGTCTGTCAATGCCTCTTACAAAAGTAGACAAAGAGAAGCGCATCGTTTCTGGATTTGCATCTTTGGACAACCTTGATAAGCAAGATGATATTGTTACAACAGAAGCATCAATGGAAGCATTTGCAAAGTTCCGTGGCAACATTAGAGAAATGCATCAGCCATCAGCAGTAGGCAAGATGGTTTCATTTAAAGAAGAAAAGTATTTTGATACAGAGTCAAAGAAGTTCTACAAGGGTGTTTTTGTTTCAGCCTATATTTCAAAGGGCGCACAGGATGCCTGGGAAAAGGTTCTTGATGGTACATACACTGGTTTTTCTATTGGGGGACGAATGAACAAGTGGGACGATGCATATGATGAAAAAGCAGATAAGACAATTAGAGTTATTAAGGAATACGATTTGATTGAGTTGAGTCTTGTAGATTCCCCAGCAAATCAGTTTGCAAATATTGTATCCGTTGAAAAGGTTGACGGAGTAGACACACTAACAGGATCATCAGTTAATGTAGTTGTTGAAAATGTATTTTACGATTCAGAGTCTGGCCTAGTAACTTTGTCAGCAAATGAATCAGAGGTAAGTCCAGTCACTGGCGAAGAAATGAAAAACATTGGTTTTGTTGAAAAAAATGATTCAGAAAAAACAGAAATGATAAAGTTCTTAGTTGATAGTGCAAAAGGCATTAGAACAATTAAGATAGCAAAGGAGGATAATCCTATGACAGAAGAAACAACAGCAGTTGTTGATGCTCCAGAAGCACCAGCATCAGAGGTAGTTAATGAAGTTGAGGTTGCTCCAGAGGCTCCTGCAGAGGCAGTTGCAAAGTCACTAGAAGTTACAGAAGAAGTTGTAGCAGAAAAGTCAGATGCAGTTGTTGAAGAGGTTAGTGCTCCTTCTATTGAAGAAGTAACAGAGAAGGCTGACGAAGCAATCGTTGAGGTTGCAACAGCAACAGCAGAAGTTGCCAAAGCAGTTTCTGAAATTCAGAACTCTGTAACTAATGCCTTGAGCGATCTTGCAGCAACAGTAAAGGCTATGCAAGCCAACGTTGATGCAATTACAAAGTCTCTTGAATCCGTAACAGAGGAAGTTAAGGAAGTTAAGGGAAGCTTTAATGAGTTTGGAAAGACCGTAGATGCCGTAGTTGCAGATACCGCTTTCCGCAAGTCTGGCGATCTCGGCGAGATTGTACAGGAATCACCTAAAGTGATTCAGAAATCCCTATGGGGCGGACGTTTCCTCACAAATTCCGACCTATTTAACTAAAACAAAATCACTAGGAGGTGAACAATATGTCAGAAACAACAAACACAGATCTTCAAAAGTCTTTTAATCATCCCACAGGTGATGGCGTTGCCGTATCAGGTGGAATTGGTGGTGCAGTAGCACAAGGACCTGACGGAAATCTAAGTCCAGCAGCTTCGCTTGGTAATATTGCTACAGCAAACTACGGACTAACAACAGGCGCAAACGCAGTAAACCCAACTGGTACACCAGGTGGTATTCTTGCACCAGAGCAGGCTCGTCGCTTCATTGATTATGTATGGGATGCAACTGTACTAGCCAAGGATGGTCGTAGAGTTACAATGCGTGCCAACACAATGGAACTTGAGAAGGTCAACGTTGGAGAGCGTGTCATTCGTGCAGCAGCACAGGCACAGCCTACATTTACAAATGCAGGTGCAACATTCTCTAAGGTAGAACTTACAACCAAGAAGATTCGTCTTGACTGGGAAGTTTCAACAGAAGCACTAGAAGACAATATTGAAGGCGCAGCACTTGAGGATCATCTAGTTCGCTTGATGACCAATGCATTCGCAAATGATATTGAAGACCTTGCCATTAATGGTGATGGTTCAACAGGTGACTTCCTTTCAATTATGGAAGGTTTCGTAAACCGTGTTAAGACAGATGGTGGAGCACATGAGTCAATCGTTACTGTAACAGATAACGCATGGACACCAGAAGTTATGCAGGATATCATCCTAGCAATGCCACGCAAGTACCGTGCTATCAAGAACAATCTAAAGTTCTACGCAGGTACAGATGCATTCCAGGGAATCGTTAAGAATAACGGTACACTTGCTGATGCAGTTGCAGAAGCATTTGCAGGACAGATTGCAGGATCAACACAGGCTAATCGTCAGGCTTACCTAGATGGTGGAGCACAGACATTTGGTGGAGCACGTACAACACGTGTTCTTGGTGTTGACGTTCAGGAAGTTCCATACTACCCAGCAGGCTATGTAGATCTTACATTCCCTTCAAACCGTGTATGGGGATTCCAGAGAGATATCACTGTAAACCGCACATACCAGCCAAAGAAGGACACAATTGAGTACACAGTATTCGTCCGCTTTGGTCTACAATGGGAAGAGCTTGATGCAGTTGCTTACGCAGATGCTGCAGTAGAGTCATAATCTCAAATTAACTTGACGAGGGAGACAGCGTAAAAACTGTCTCCCTTAGTCATATTCTGATATAATAGCAGTGGAGGATACAATGTCATTAATAGATGAATTAAAAAGTAAGACTGTCTTTGAACTAAAGTCATACGCAAAAAAAAATAACATTGACCTATTTGGGGTAAGTACAAAAAATGATATTTTAGAGGTAATTTTTAGCTTTGTGCCTAAAGAGTCATCAGAGCTAGTGGTTAAAAAGCAAGAGCCAAAAGAGAAGGTAGCAGTTTATTCAGTTCGCAATCTTTACTGGAATGGTGTTGGTGAGTTAACCAAGGGGTATAACATAGTCACTAAGGAGGATGCTGATAAATGGATAACAAACAAGTCTGTACGCACAGCTTCTCCAGAAGAAGTGAAGAGAGCATACGGTAAGTAACCCATGGAAGCTTTAAGATTACCACCATATCCTATTCTTGTAACGTATACCGTTGCAGAGCCAGACACGGATCATATAGTTCATATCAAGGACAAAGACAGAAACGATATACTTGCAGAGTATGAAGTAGAGTCTTCTGCAGACGCAAAGATTGCTATAGAAGTTTCTGGGGATTTTACTAAGTATGACGATAGCTACTATCTGGTTGTTTACCAGGAATCTGTAGATCAAGACTTAATTGTTGTTGAAGATAACTTAGAAATAAAAAGACCATATGTAAACCCTGCTAGACTAGCAACAACAGCGTCTGAGATTGCAGAGTATGCACAGTATGAAAGAATTGCAAGAGCCATAATTGACTCAATTACTGGTGGATTTTACTACAAGGTTGAGTGGCTTGATAAGACTGGACAAGGAACGGACTACCTTCCTATTTGGGACAGAACTTACAAGATCTTAAAGGCATACGAAAACTCATTGCTAGTTTATGATGCAAGTTTAGAATCTCCTGTTCTTGGTGAATGGGTATACGAATTAACAAAAGATAAAACTGCCATAATTAAAAATACAGAAGAAGCAGGAATGATTGGCAATAGATCTGAGCAAAAGAGCTCAACTATTAGTACTGCTTCATCAGATTCATTTAATGTTTATGATACAGATTACAGTGAAAATGCATACACATTCTCAACTGGATCACATTTTCCAGAAGGATGGGATTACCTATTCTTACTTGAAATGGGATACAAGGTTGTTCCTCATGATATATATGAAGCAGCATCAATGCTTATTGAAGACATCAAGTGTGGAAAAATAGACTATTACAAGAGATACGTGACATCATACAATACAGAGCAGTTTAGGGTTCAGTTTGATAAGACAGTTCTTGACGGTACTGGAAATATGCTTGTTGATAAGATCCTTGATAAGTATAAGCAGAGTATAACAAGAATAGGTATTCTTTAATGCAATGCGAGCCAACAGACTTTTTATACCCAATGCTTGCAGATGTCTACTATCCAATAGTAGACCAAGGAGCATACGGTAACGTAAAAAAGCAGTGGATTCTTGACAGATCAATTGCCTGCAACTTTGCACCTACTGGTCAGTCAGCAACTGAAGATGTTAAGCCAAATGTTAATATAACTAAAGAAAATATACTATTAGGAAGAACCAAGACAGACCTTAGAGTATCCTCATCAAACAACAGAAACTCAGTAACTAACGTAGTCGTAACAAATATAAGAACACCACAGCAAGAAGACGTATACCTAGAAACCTCTGGTCCAAGAAACGGACGCTCAACTATATATGAAATAGCATCAACTGAAGCTATAGTTGGTCCGTTTGGCAGTGTAGAGTATTACAAGGTAGTCTTAAGAAGATCAGAGAATCAGGCAAGTGACCTATAATGAAAGTTATAATGAATGACGCTGCTTTTAAAAAAGACATGAAGAATATCATGAACTACTCAATTGGATTTTTAGAAGGCGTACAAGCAGGAAAAGTAAAGTTTTTAAATAATGTTGGAGTAATGACAAAAGAAATTCTAGAACAATATATAGACTCAAATGCCAGGGTAAATCCAGAAGCACTACACCATATATACGAATGGTCTAAAGTGGGAAGTCCTGATGCACGTCTATACAATATAAACTATACAATAAGCAACCTTGGCCTTTCGTTTGTGTCAACATTTAAGCAATCAACATCAATTAAGGATGGCTCATCAGTACCTTTTTATAACAAGGCAAAAATAATGGAAGAAGGCACTCCAGTAACCAT